AACCACAAGTCGGGCATCTTCCACCTCCCCGGAACCGCCAGGATAGCACGATGGATTAGGAGAGCACTACAACTTTTCGGGCACCGCCGTTTCCACTGTCGTATAGCCGGCCAAACCGCTGCCCATGAACGCGCGCCAGCCGTTCGCCACCTCCCTCCGCCGCCACGCCGTCATCTTCACCGGCCCGCGCGTGGAGACCGTCATCCTCGCCGATTCCCGCGCCCTCTCGGGCAATAAGTCGCCTAACTGCACCGGCTTCTTCGGATGACACATGCTGAAGTTGATAATATCCATCCTCATCAGCGCGAGCATGGTCCGTGCTTCCCTCTGCTTCTGCTCCCACTCCCGATACAGCATCAAATAGAGCGCCGGGGTGAGATTAAAAAACTCCTCCTTAGTGAGTCCAAGCCGGATCCGCGCAAACGCCCAGCAACCGGTCCACGTCAGTTCCCGGTTTATGTCCCGGGTTGCGGAGGGTCCGGAGACCGGTCCTGCTGCGGCGCGGCCGAAGCATCCCAAGCTGCGCGAATAGCGAGCTGAGCATCGTACACATTTTCAAGGGTCAGCATTCCCATCGCCTCGTCAAATCCAAGTTTCGGATGAAACTTGCGCACAGCGGCCGCAAATGCGACTCGCGTGCTGGCCAGGTCCTGCACCGGCAATGCCACCAGAAGATTCAAGTGCTGCGGCGGCGTGCGTCTCAGCAGCTCTGCATTGATCGCCGTCTCGGCTTCCGCCAACGCTCCAAGGTCGAAACAGAGATTGTAGACCTTGCCGCCGATCGTCACCGGAGTCTTCGGCAATGTTGTATCCGCCACACCATCCGCGATCACACGCGCGGCCGAGTTACTCTTCTTTTTTGCCATACCACATTTTCTCCAAAAGATCGGGGCCGGATGCCCGGCCCCTTGTCAGTTGCTAACTTCACCCCGGAGAGAGATGCCCTTTAGCTGCCGGCCGTAAACGTGACCGGTCCCGACGTCTTCAGCTTCATCGCAAAGGTAATCTTCTTTGTGGTCTCGATCTTGAATGACTGACTGAGCACGAGAGCGCTGAAGATGTACTTGTCGCCCGTCGTCGTCTGCGATGCATTCTTCAGTAACTGCAGCGTGAAGGATGAGAGCGTGCCGGCCCCATAGGCGGTCTGCACTGCGACCTGGCCGGCGTCCGCGCTCACGCGGTTGCCGGTGACGGTGAATTCCATCGATTTGCGAATGGTGGTGATGAATTCCTCGTCCTGCCCCGACTCGAAGTTGGTGGCGTCGTCCGTCATCCACTCCGGCAGGTCGAGAGGAACATCGTCGAGTTCGCCGATCGGCACAGGCGTCCCCGTGCCAATCGACAGAGTCGTTCCCCGGCCAGCCTGCGCCTGGGTGTTTGTGTAGGTCATGTGCGTTGTCTCCTTTTACGGGGTGAAGTTGTGAAGCACGTAAAACTCCAGCATGCGGCGGCGGAAACGCGAGTCACCGCTGAAGAAGTCGACGCCGGGCGGGTTGATGATCCAGCAGGCAAGTACATTCGTGCCGTCCGACAGCGTGCCGTTATAGCCGTCGAGCAAATGAGCCACCGCGTTGGCGAGCGCGATCACCTGCGCCTTATCGAGACCCCAGCAATCAACCTGCAGGCGCGACCGCCGCGGCCCGGCCGTGGTCAGCCCCGGATCATTGCTGCCGCCAACCCACTGATAGGCGAGACATGGGTACGCCGCGACGTCCTCGGGAACGACACCGTCAAAAATCGAGGCCTCGCCGCCTGACTTCAGATTTGCCTTGACGCCGCTGTTTCCAGCCAGCAATGCAGTGATGCCAGCATCGATATCCATCTACTGCGCCCCGTCGACTTCCTTGCAATAGAGCAGCAGCACACGGTTGCGCTCGAGCACGTTTTCCATATAGAGCACCGTGAAGGTACGTGACCCGAAGGCCACCTGGTAGCCGGCCTTCAGCACCGCTGGCGACCAGCGCACCTTTACGACGTGCGAGACTTCCGAGACCAGCTGCGAAGCCTGCGATGTTTCCCTGCCGCCCGCGGTGTAGATCGCCGCCCATGTCTGCCGCACTTCCGTCCAGCTGGACGGTGTCACCGAGGCGCCATAAGGACCTGGCGTCGACGACGGCGACTTGATCGTGATCGGATGCCGCAGCTCGCCGGCGTCGACGATGAGATAACGCTCGGCAGCGCGCGCATTCGGTGGCGGCATGGCGTCAGAGCCTCAAATCCCGGTAGGGGTAGAGCAAAGCCTTGACCGCGAAAGGAATGTCCTGTTGATCCGGATCGCGGTTTTCGTACCAATGCGAAACCAGCAGCGTGATGGCGGAGCGGATCGAATGCGGCAAGACGCCGAAGTCCGTCGTAGTCGCGATCGTCGCCCCGGCATTCGCCGCGAGGGTCGCGGCACCCTCGGAGTTCACCGCCGCGATGGTGGTATTGAGAACTGAGCCGGCCGTCCCCGGCGCAGCTCCCGGAATGGCGATCGCCGCGCCCACATCGCGCGGCAGAAAAATGAAGCTCGACGTCAGCTCGGCCGATCCATTCACTACCGAAACCGGAATCGAGCCCCAGTAGCCGGTCACGTAGTCGACCTGGACGGCGTTGGCTACGACGCGCGCCACGGGCCACATCTGGCCGAAGAGCGGCATCAGCCGCGCCGGCTGCGAATCGAGATCCTGAATGCAGTAGAAGTTCGGATCGAGATCGTCATCGGTCGGATCGCTGTTGCTGTTAAGAACCGTGAACGACTGCGAAGCTCCGTTCTGATCCTGGTACAGAAACTCGACGATCGAGCGCACCTGCGGCCACGGCAGCGCGATGGCATAACGGATCCCCACCAGAATCGCGTTCGAGCCGGAAACAAAGGGCGAGCTGACCCGCTGCCCAGCCAGCTTGAAGTCGACATAGCCCGGAAAGAAGTCCATGAGCAGGCGTTTTGTCTGGAAAACGAAGGCCCGCTCGCAGAAATTCTCAGCCCACTCCCGCGCTGCCCTGATGAGTGAACTGATCAGCTCATCGTCGGCCGTAAGGGTCGCATCGAGGCGCAGATAGTTCTTCATCCACGGGAGCGACACCGGCTCCTGGACCGGCTGAACAAGAGTAAGAAACGCCACCTGATAGTCCTCTGTTTGTTAGGCTGTTGCGCGGAGGTAAGTCCCAATGCCGCTCGAACTCGACCAGGACGGAAACGTTATCGTTTGTCCGCTGACCGGATATGAGACTCTGATCTATCGCGAGATGCTTTTGATTTTGATTCTCGAATACTCCGATCCACGAGGCGAAGCAGGTCCACAATCTCGCTCTTTGCAAATCGGCGTGAGTCCACCACAGGCCCAAGCAATCTTCATCACATCGTGAATCCAGTTGTCTAACGCTTCCGTTGTTTTGAACTTCTGATTGCGCAGAAGCATAGACGCTGTATTTTTCCAAAACCGCGCACGCGGCGCCCAGCCTGACTCGATGATCCAGTGATTGACATCGCTAAGCCTCGGTGACCTGCAGGTCGCCCTGCGCCGGCTTTTCCGGCTCAAGCCTGTAGACCTCAACAGGCATAGTCAGCTTGTCGCGGCCGTCCGCGGCCAGCGCGATTTTCGAGGCAATCCAGGCCTTCGCGAGGTCCTCCTGGACGTCAACGACGGCGCCTGGCGGGAAAGAGAAATCAGCAAGGCCGTAGCGAGGCTCCGCGTGGCCCGCGATCGATTGCAGGATCCTGATCTTCATTTGTGTTCCCCCCCTTGAAAACCTGCATGTGGGAGCGAAGTCGGGAGGCGGCCCGTGTTTCCGGCTACCGCCTCCCCTCGGTTGAATTGCGGTTTACGACGCGGAGTTCTGGAACGCACCGATGGGGTGCGTGCCGGCGTCGATCAGGTTGGAGTCATACCGCAGGAAGCCAGTGAAGCCGACCTGCAGGTAATCGGCAAAGCGCTCGACCAGCCGCATCATGGTGACGCCGCGGGCGATCTTGCCGTAGTTGTCGCTGACTGTGTCCGGAGCCGACGCCGTGACGATCCGCACCTTGAACTTGCTCAGGTCGCCGAAGAGGATCGGGTAGGCGCTGGCGGCCATGGCCGCAACGCTCTGATTGATGACATACGGCTTGTCGAGGATCGTCTCCGGCCAGGGCTGACCGAAGCCGGCGGTGAGGCCGGGCTGCCACAGTGGACGATTGTTCCCGTCCACCAGCTTGCGCAACACTTTGAGCGTCGAGTCAGCGAACGTCCATTTGCAGCTCGGCGACTGGCGGTAGGCCGGATCGACGAGGTGCATCGTGGTGACCAGGTCGTTGTAGACGCAGCTCGTGGTCTCGCCCGTCGCACCCTGCGTCGTATTCCCCGCGGCGATCGTGGCCACCGAAAGCCCGGTGGGCTGGCTGGAGCCGGAACCCAGCGTGCCATAATAGGTGACCTGCCGCGCCAGGCGCGTTCCCAGCTTGCGGGCCAGATACGCGTCCATGTCGAAGAAAGCGTCCTCGATCAGCGCGATCGGCACCAGAATGATGTCCGACGAGCCGATGTAGGCGTTGAATGTCACCTGACCGAAGGTGATATCGGTTTCGGTGGCCTGCGTGTTGATGGCGAGGATCCGGCCCATCTGCGCCGTGTCGTTATCCGTCGGCCAGGGCAGCGGTGCTCCGGTGGCGGTCTCGAAGACGTCGACCTCCCCGAGGATGCCGCCGAAGAATTTCAGCGCTTCCTCAAGCATGTAGCTGAAACCCTGCGGAATCAGGTAACCGCCTCCGGTGGTGGCGATGGTCTGGGCGTTCTGGATCCCGCTGCCGCTGTTTGATACGAACCGGGTGCGCATCAGCTGCTGCTCGGCCGCTTCGAGGCACTCCATGCCGCCGCGCGCCCATTTACGGAAAGCAAGCGCATGCGGGCTGTTGTCTTTTTTGCGGCCCACGCGGCCGGCACGGCTGGCGCGCACCTCGTCGAAAGCCGGCACGATCTCGGTTTCGTCGATCCGGCCAAGCGAAGTCTCGATGGTGGTCAGCTGCTCTTCCGCCTTGATCGCCTGGTCGACACCATCGATCTCGTCCGTCATCGCAGCCCAGCGGGTCCGCTCTTCGGTGTTCAGCCCGCGATCGTCCTTCTTGATCGCGTCCAGCAGCGTACGCATCTGCGTCGCCACACGATTCCGTTTCTCACGGAGCGCATTCTTATTACTCATTCGCCTTTTCTCCCGTTCGAGTGTGGCGGGCCCGCCGACGCCCGGGCGCCGGTTGCCACGCACGCGTTCGCCCGTCGCTCGCGGCAGCGAGCGGTTGTGCGGCCGGACGCTTTGAACTTTGGGTTAGCGGTTGTTCGCTTCGATCAGCCCTAGCTCAGCCTCGAGCACGCTGAAATCAGCCGGTACACGTTCCGCCGGCTTCTCGGTGTTATTGTTCGAGGCGCCGGCACAGCTGCAGTTATTCGCTCCGCAGTTCTCGGCATCACAACCCCGGCACTCGCATTCGTTGCAGCGTCCATCCTGACAGGGCGCGCAATAGCACTGGCAGGCATCGTCGCCATCTTCGGCATCGACGCGGAGCTTTTCCGGCAGCTTCGCCAGCCGCGTGAGCGATTTGAAGCTGCGTGCGAGCGCCATGGCCGCATCGTCATTCTCATCGTCTTCGGCGATCGCCGTAGCGAGGCCGTTTTTCACGCATTCCTCGGCACTGAGCCAGCTCTCGGCGTCCATGAGATCGTGGGCGGATTTCTCGCTCAGCCCGGCGCGCTTGACATAGGTCTCGGCAACGGCGCCCGACACTTTATCCAATGTGTCGGCCATATGGCGCATGTCATCGGCGTAGCCCGTGCAGGAACACCAGGCGTTGTGGATCATCATCATGGCGCCCGAGCCCATCGTGCGGGTGTCGCCGGCCATGGCGATGACGCTGGCCGCGGAGGCCGCAATTCCGTCCACGTAGACATCGATCGGTTTGCCCTGGGCGCGCAGCAAATTGTGAATCGCAATCCCTTCGAAGGCGTCGCCGCCCGGCGAATTGATACGAACAGCCATGCGCGAGTAAGGTCCCGCCTGATCCAGCTGCTGCTTCACCGTCTTCGCGGTGACGCCGCCGCCGAACCAGACGTTTTCGCCGATTTCCTCGTAGACGAGGAGCTCGAGCGTCCCATCGGACTGCAGCGACGCGCGAAAGACGGGTTTGCGAATCGAAGTCTTCATGACTATCCGATCAGCGCTCGATGGAGCGCGGTGTAGGCTTCTTCGGTTGCGGTTGTGGCGAGGGTTGCAGCCTGATCCGGCCGCCATTCAGAGCAGGTCGCGGCCAGGTCGCGCGCGATGCGGGAACTTTCAGTTTCGGCATTTTTCTTCACCTCTTCATCCGGCGCGTAATACATCGCCATCACCGCTTCGGCCATCGACGCAATCACCGGCTGCAGGGCGCGATAGGCTGCTTCGGCATCCTTCTTTTTACGGTTCGCGATACGGCCGATGGCGTCGCGAAAGAGTCTCCGGTAGACATTGACCACGCGACCGCGGCGGACATCGGTGATCGCCTCGCCGCCGGCCGCATCGGTAGTCGGCTCTTCGTCCGCCGGCGCCGCGTCTCCAGCCGCTTCGCTCAGGAGTTGCTCGAGCGGAATCGTGTTCAGCGGAGCGATGCGAATGTCGCCGCCGGCGGAGGCTGGGATAGGGTTCTGCCGCAGTTGCTTGAAGCAGTCGTTGGCGCTGTAGACGCCGCCCAGCCGGAGCTGCATCATGCCCGCGACCTGCGAAGCGTAGTCGCCGCGCTGGAAGGCGTTGAAATCGTGCTCCACGAAATATGGAGGCCTGAGCAGCTTGCGATTGATCTCCTGCTCGGTTTTAACTGCCACGGGCCGCAAACAGTAGCGGATGTAATCGAGCGACTGATGCTCGATGTTGTTGTTGGTCGCGCGCTCGAGGGACTGCAGCAAATGCATGGGGACGCGATAGAGCGAGGCAATCTCCTCGCGCTGGAATTTCCGCGTGTCCAGAAACTGCGCGTCGTTGGGGTTGATGGTGGTTTGCTCCCACGTCATCCCCTCTTCGAGCACCAGCGGCCGCAACGCGTTCTCGCCGGTGAGGATCTCGCGGATCGACTTCTTCAGGTTTTCGAATGCCTCCGTTCCCAGCTGGCCGGGATGCGACAAGACTCCCGAGGCCTTCGCACCGTTGCCAAACAACTGCGCGCCAAACTTCTCCGCGGCGATGGCGAGCCCGAAGGCGTTCTTGCAGGTCTGGATCGGCGACATGCCGACGTAACCGTCATACGACAGACCGGGCAGATGCAGCACATCGTCGGGATCGATGTACATCACCTGGCCGCTGTCGGTGGCCGACGTCGCGTAGTAGAGCTTGCGTTTGGCGTTACCCTTCTCATCCTTCACCGGCAGCAGCACCGGACTCGTACGTTCCGAAGCCAGAGGCACCAGCGCCCGCGCGCGAGCGGCGCCATCGCGACGAATGAAGAGATAGCCGTTGCCCCAGCCCAGCATGGAA